GCGCTTCTCTATCAAGATTGGCGCGTCTGTGCCTGAAGTGTTCAAAAAGAAAATATCCGCACTGACCAAAGCATTGCACGATTACTGGACTGCTAGTAACGCAGACCAAGTGTTTGGTCAGGCATTGAACTGGGCGTTTTGCTACAACTCCACCTTTGTCAAACTAATCTGGCGCAATGGTATCCACCCGTACATGGTGGAACCCGGCGTGTTTGGCGTGCTACGCGAAGACACACCATACACAGACCGCCAAGAGGCAATGGTGCAAGAGTTCTACATGACGAAATCGGAACTCTACTCACGCCTGTACTCGCATGAAAAGCGTGATGAGATTCTAAGTCGCATTGCGCTGGCTGAACAGCAAACCAAGAAGTACCCCGAAGGCGTTGAGCGCCTAGTGACTTCTGCAATTGATCCGACAATCTACGGTAACGTGCAAATGAATCTGGCTGGCAACATGACGTACACGCCACAGATTGCAGAGCCTACCGTCAAAATGCGGGAGCTTTGGATATACGACGATAAGGTAGATGATTACGTCTGCGTCACCATTGCTGATCCAGACATCGTCATCTATGATCGTGCATCCAAGAGCCTATTCTTACAAGGTGAGCAGCCGTTCGTACAAATCTGCCCATCGCCTCAATACGATTACTACTATGGTCAGTCTGAAACGCAGCGTCTTGTGTTCCTGCAAGAGATGCGTAATAAACGAACCGGACAGATACTCGAATTGCTGGACAAGCAGGTCAACCCACCCAAAGCGTTTATTGGTTTCCAAGGAATCTTGGATGAAAAGATGTTTGCGCTTAATCGTGCCAACGGCATGGTGGCGTCTGATATGCCTAACGCCAAAGTAGAAGAGTTCACGCCAAACATCCCGAACGACTTGTTCCGCGAACTCGGTGAAATTGACGCCATGTTTGCTGAAGCCTCTGGCATTACCAGCGTGCTGTCAGGTCGTGGCGAAACTGGCGTTCGTAGCCAAGGCCATGCCAGCCAACTTGCTCGACTAGGTTCTTCCCGTGCTAAGAAACGTGCATTGACCATTGAAGACAGTCTTGAGAAAATTGCAACGCTGTATCTGAAGATGATGATGGTCTATGACGATACGCGCTACCGTGACGAAGATGGCAACGAATTTATTGCTGCCCAGTTTACGGAAGACTTTGTTGTCAAAGTAGATGCGCATTCCAATAGCCCAATCTTCATGGAAGATGCCAGAGACTTGGCCTTTAGCCTGTTTAATGCTGGCGCTATCGGTAAGGCCAGCTTGCTGGAGATGGTCGAGCCGCCAATGAAGGATCGACTGGTGGAAGAGGTCAAGGCAATGGAAGCTGCCGCAGCTATGCAGCAAATGATGCAGCTCCCTGCCGCACCGCAAGGCGGCGCTCCGGCGGGTGCAACACCAGAGCAACCCGAACAACCGCAACTGAGGGCCGTGTAATGAATCAAAGATCAGGCGCAATGAACTCGGAGTCTATGCTCAAAAGCGGAGATCAGCCTCGCATGAGCCAACGTGATATTCAATCGACCCGGCAACCACCGTCGATGAGCTTTAACCGAAATGCCTTCAAAGGCGCTAGTAGAAATACTGGCACCAGAAGTACCGGACGATAGTAAAATAGCAACGGGCAACATTTTGCCCCTTTTTTTAGTTGACGCGATAGTTAATTTATATCTATCGTTCGCGCAACATAGGAGTACCAAATGGCTGTGAAACCACAGGACATGATGGACTTGATGAAGGCTGATCAAGGAATGGGAGGCGAACCCGCCACCCCGCCTGCGTTTGAGCAGGAAGAAACGACTGCGCCGATGGCAAGTCCTTTGAGTACGCCTGAACCAAAGCGCGGGGAAGAAGAAGCTGCGCGACTAAACATCATGATGGCGCTAGACATGATGCAACAAGCACTAGCCGCCTTTGCTATGGGTTCGGAAGAATCCAAAACCATTGAAAAAGTGATCGCTGAGATTACTCGCCGCTTTGGTGAGCGCGAGTCTGATTCGCGTCGCTTGATGCCGTCTGAAATCATCCAAATGATTCAGTCTCTACCACAAGCGGGTGGCGCTACGCCGGGGCAGAGAGAAGCAATGTCAGCGCCTATCGCGGGAACTACCGCACCACCACTTCCAATTTAAGGAGCAATCATGGAACTTTTTAAGCCAAAGGGTGCAATGACCGTTCGCCGCCCGACTGACAACTCGCAGATGAATGGTCAAATTTACAACACGCCTCGTTTCGCAGAAATGGGTGGCCTGTCGAATGCTTCAAAAACCGGCAAGCGCAACTCCATGACTATGAGCAAGCCGGGCGACACCAAGAAAATTTACTAATTAACTCAAGGGGCTAATCATGAGTCTGGAAAACTATTCTCCCGAAGCAATTGAAGAGCTTGCTGCGCTCTCAAAACGCTTGTCGGAAGACCCAAAAACACGCAAATCCTTTCTAAGACTGGCAAAAGAAGTCAATCCTGACTTGCCTGTGCCTGAATTGGAGATGGAAGAGGTGGTAAACCAGCGTGTTTCGGCGTCCGAACAGCGTGTGGCAGACCTTGAGAAGCAGTTGCGTGCGCGTGAGGTGCGTGATGAACTAAATCGCCGCCGTAGCAAGCTAAAAGAGAGTGGTTATGCTCAGTCTGATGATGACATTCTTGAAATTGAGAAACTGATGACCGACAAAGGCATTGCTAATCATGAAACCGCCGCTGATTACTGGCGTCACATGAAGCAATCGGCAGTGCCAACACCCGGTTATCCAGCGCCCGTCATGTCTCGTTTAGATGTGAAGGGCTATATGAAGAATCCGGTAGCTGCTGCCCGTGAAAATGCAGCGGCGGCTTTGGCAGAATTACGCAAGAATCCAAAGCCAATCGGTTTGTAAGGGGCTATTTTTTAAACTTCGGAGGTAAATTATGCCTATTGGTGGCGGCATTCTTCCGGCTTCGGGTACTAATCAGTACAACGAGTTGACCTACGTCACTCGTCGGGCATTTATCCCGAAGTTGGTCGTGCAAATCTACAACTCAACGCCCCTGATGGCGGCACTGATTGCAAACTCGCAGACTGCCTCCGGCGGTGTGTCGTCTGTATCGGTTCCAGTTCAGGGTTCCCAATTCGTGAATGCTCAGTGGTCGGACTATTCCGGTTCGTTCGCGCAGCCTTCCGTTCAGCAAGGTGCTTACCAAGCTGAATTTAACCTGAAGCTGCTGGTTTCTCCTGTACCGTTCCTCGGTATGGAAGGTGCCGTACAGCAAGACTACGCAATCATTCCTCTGATCGAAGCGCGTATGAACGACGCGACCAACGTGATGATGGATTCGATGGCAACCGCGCTGTATAACAACACCACGAACAACCAGCAATTTATCGGTCTGCCTGCGGCAGTAGATGATGGTACTGGCACCGCAACCTACGGTAATATCAACCGTACTACGGACACATGGTGGAAGTCGAAGCAATACGCTGCTGGCTCGGTCAACCCGACCCGTCAAAACGTACTGCAATACATTTCCGGCACCGTGAAGAATGGCGCAGAGGTTCCGACCTTTGGCGTTTGCGGCTTCGGTACTTGGACGTTGCTGGCACAGGATTATGTAGGCCAAGAAAACTACATGATCACTCCCGGCTCCGGCTTTGATGGTGACGCCAATGGCCCACAGGCTGCATTCCGCGCCCTGATGGTTGCTGGTGTGCCAATCTATCCAGACCCGTATTGCCCGGAAGGTACTCTGTATCTGCTGAACACGAACTATCTCTCGCTCTACATTCATGAGCAGGCATCGTTCGCCTTCACTGGCTTCGAGTCCACACTTCCGAACTTCCAGATTGGCTACGTTGGTGCAGTTCTGATGATTGCAGAATTGGTAAACACCAAGCCGAAAGCCATGACGAAGATTACGGGCTACAACTCTTTGAGCCTGTAAGGAGGAAATCATGTCTCTTGCACCTAATAAAATCATTCTGGCTGGCGCTCAGAGCAACACCCCGGGCGCTTACTTCCAGACTGTTAGTCTTAACGCAGTGGCAACTGGCAACGGTACTGTTATTCCAGCAGGTATCTATGTCATGTTCCCGTCCGCTAACGTCACCGTGTTGGCCTATAACGGCAGTTCTAATGCTACCGTTATGGCATCCAATACTGGTGGTGTTGTGATCTCCGATGGTGTCAACATCTATGCCAAGAATTCTTCTGGCAATGCGACTGTGACACTGCTGGACATCAACGGTGGTCAAGCTGCTGGCGAAACCTACGCATAAGGGGGAGCTATGGACGCAAATGCAGTAGGCCGGTCGTATCCAGATTCGTTTGGCAATTACCGTTTGGCAGAGCAAACAGGCGTAAGCCTAGCTGCTACTGGTGATGTCACGACTTTGGTTGCGCAAGCGGCAACTAAATACATTGTGCGTCGGATAGTTCTGTCTAACTTCAGTGGTAATGCAAGTGGTGCCAATGTGGGTGTCTTCACCGCTGTAAGCGGTGGAGGCACTGCCATTGCAGCCGATCAAGCCTTGAGTGCCGCAACTGGCACGACTAAGTTTGATGACTTGACATTGGCTTCTGCTGCAAACACTGACGTTCAAACTGCCCGAGTGCTTTATGTCAATTGTTCGGTCAACGCCGCAGTTACTTGCGATGTTGCCCTATATGGAGATATTGTCTCGCTATGACCACGATCTTTGTTCGCAATAATGGTTCTGACCCTTTTTTCGATGCTTTGGATGGTACGGTGTACCATTTCGAGTCTGGAAAAGAGATTGAGATTCCTGAAATTGCAGCAAAGCATATTTTTGGTTATGGCGATGACAATAAAGAGCCGTATCTTGTAAGACTTGGTTGGATGAAAATGAGTAACCAGTTTGACGAAGCAATGGAAAAGCTGGCCTTGTTTTCTTTTTCGAAAGAGTCTGTAAAGCCCGTCCACTTGTCAGCCCCAGTGGTGGAACGAGTAGCCGCCCCAATGCCCAAGGCAAAGGGTGCGGCGAAAGTTGCAAACCTTGATGGTTAAAAATGGCAGATACGCTTGCTGGTTACATTACGCAGACCCGGCGTTTATTACATGACGTTAATGCGAACTTCTGGACAGATGCAGAGCTAACGGATTACATAAACGATGGGCGTAACACCCTAGTCCGAGACTCAGGGTGCAATCGCGTTTTGCAAAATCACACGGTAACCTACAACGTCGAAACCATCGACTTTGCTGACTTGCCGGAAGGCGTCAATACCGTTGATGTGCTGAATGTGATCCTCTATTGGGGGAACTCGCGCATTCCGCTGTACTACCTGCCTTGGACTGACTTTAATGCACAGTTGCGCTATTGGCAAAACTACACTGGGCGTCCGGTAGGCTTTTCCATGTACGGGCCTAAGAAGATTTTTATTGGCCCAAAGCCTGATCAGGCATACGAGATGGAGATTGATACCGTTGTCTTGGTTGATCCGATGACTAACGGTGCTGACGTTGAAGTATTACCTACACCTTTTACTGAAGCGGTGCCGTTCTACGCCGCTTACATAGCAAAATACCAAGAGCAATCCTACGGCGAGGCTGAAATCTTCAAGCAAGAGTACACCAAGCACGTTATGGAAGCTCTGAACACTACCTTTACTCGCAGGCTGCCGACACCTTACACAGCGGGGTATTGATATGGCTGCGGCAGAGCAGAAAAAAAATTACGCCGTAGTCAAAGACTTCAAAGGTCTTAACACCAAGAATAACCGCACGGTAATTGGTGATGGCGAGTTTAGCTGGCTAGAAAACATCCAGCCCATTGGCTACGGCAACCTCAAGATTACACCCGGCAATCAGCAGCTTGCGAATGTTGCATTTACTGCGAATGTTTCGTTTCAAGGCTCTGTGAACATTAACAACAATGAGTATGTGCTGGCGTTCCAAGACAATGGATCGGCACAGTATGTCAACATTACGACAGGCGCTCAAGGAAACATTGCTCCGGCAAATACCTTCTCCAATGCTGATGTAATGATTACGCAGTGGCGCAATGAGCGTGCGCTAATCATTGATCCGGTCAAAGGTTACAAGACTTGGGATGGCACCAATTTACTCTCCATTGGCAGCGTCAACGCCATTACCATAAACAATGGCGGTAGTGGTTATCTGACATCCAATACCGCTGTTACCTTTGGCGCACCCAATGAAGCGAATGG